GTCGAAGTAGTTGATAATCACCTTGTTAAGTGGTTTGTATGTCACTCCCGTATTACCAATCTTCACAACAGCCATGTGGTTTCCCTTTCCTTCAACAAAGTCTGTGAACATCTGTTTCTCACTCTTCTTGCTGTGATAAGAGGGACACCCTAGATTGTCAGCAATGTCTGTAATGCCACAAAACACCAATATCCTCTCATCCTTGTGCTTCTCAAGGAGCTTCTTGGTGAATTCCATCTTTGCTATGCTCTTCTGTATCACCCTCATCCTTGCCAGTCGCATGAACATGGTGTTTCCACCATCCCTTTCCATCTTGTCTATCACCCATGAAATGCTGTCAAAGTGCTTCTTCTCCGTCCTCTTTTTTCCCTTGAAATCCAGGATTTTAGCATTATCCAAAGGAACAGTGTACACGGTGATGGAATAGTCCACCACCACTCCTTCCTTTATAGCCTGCTCAATGGGATATCTGACACTCACCCCTATACCCGTAGCATCAAATATCTCAGCCTCCGTACTTGCTGTCAATGTACCTGTAAGTCCAAGGACAGGTACATCATAATCATGATTGTGAATAATATCCTCCACACTCTTCATTTGAGCCTTGCTCAAAAGGTGAATTTCATCTATCACTATAAAGTCGTATTTCTCATCTACATACTTCTTCAGGGATAGGTGGGTGGTGAATGTCACATTCTCATAGTCCCATCCCCTCTTCTCAAAGTCATCCATCCAACTCTGCTTTATCTTGTTGTCTGGGTAGCTGATTATCACCCTTTTAGGTTTCAACTCCTCAAGGATGTTGATGGTGGTGAATATCTTCCCAAACCTGGGAGCTGCATATATGATTCCCATTCTGTCACCATCCAACCACTTTTTAGCCAGTTCCTTCTGTCTCTGTGTTCTTATATCCATAGTTTGTCATTGTAGGAAGAATTGTCCTGTGAACAATGATTCATAGTCAAATCCTTCCATGTGTTTGGGCTTTGGAAGCTCTGCAAATGTACCTGTGGAGCCATGGAATCCCATACCTATCCTCAAATCAGACTCACCATAGGTGTTCTTGAGGATTTTTATGCTCCTAAAGCAGTCTGCACCCTCAGGACTGATGAACTTGCTGACATTGTTGTAGCTGGCATCATTGGTCTTATACCTGGAGGGTTGGAATAGGGATATGACAACATCACTGTCCTCTGCGGGCCTACCACTCTCCTTGACATCATCCAAGCTAGGCTCAAAGCTATCCATCTTCTGATACATGGGATTGCTGAGATTCCTGGTTAGCTGAGAGATACCTATTGGTGTATACCCAAGAAAGTCTCTAGCCCATTGGAAATACTCGCTAGCCTTGTCAATGGCTTCCTTCTTGTTCATGGACTTCTCTGGCTTCAACAGACCAAAGTGGTCGATGATGGGAATCACTATGTTGTTAGGGTGGTTGGGGAGATACACCTTCTCATATTCGCTGATTTCCTCAATCTTACCTTCACTTTCAGCGTACTTTTTAAGGTATTTGTACACTCCTGTAGGATTCTGAGCACCCTCAATGATTGTACACACCTCACAAAGCTCGTTGATGTAGTCCTCATACATGAGGAATAGGTCATGCTCATCCTTTGTGAGCTTTGTATCCCACCAACCAAGCAGTTTTGCAATAGGAATGTTTATGCCTTGGTCAAGGAATATCTTCCTACTAGTCCATTTGGCTAATGTATACACCTTACTCCTTTCCATAGAGAAGAGGATGAACTTCAGCTTCACATCTATAGTGTCCCTGTTGGTATACCACCAATCAAATGGATGGAGGATGAATGCCGAATGGCAAAAGGCTGATTTCCCGCTGCCAGTGGCACCAAAGAGGAGGGTGTAAATACGCTTCCTAATACCCACATACTTGTTCAACCTCTTGAAACCCATGGGGATGCCACTGTTCTTCCCCTCTATACCATTAATTACCTCCTGTTTCAATATCTCAAAATCTCTCATATGTCCGTACCTCCCATTGTTTGTTCTTCAATGATGGAATTCTGCTTTATCAGCTCAATGAATGGCTCAAAGCTCCTCTGATTGAGGTAGGTGAGGGAATTCTGCATGTATGTGAGCTTGTTTGTCCCTGTCTTCAGGGAATTCTCCTTCTTCTGAAGGACATCAAACTCCAAGGCTTTTACAAGGTCGTCTATTGTATATTCTCCTTCAGAGAGGATTTTGTTCAATTTCACCTTGCAATCGTCTTTTCTCACACGCATACTCCTACTACCACTAAAGCTCTTTCCCTTGTGAACAAAGGTGTCAGTGCCTGGATAGGCTTTCCACCATCTGTCAAAGTCATCATTCTCAATGATTCTCCTCACACTCACCTTCTTGCTCTCAAAGGCTGTAAAATGCAGCACTTCCCTACCTAGCTGTGTGATGCCACCTCCCTCGTCAACAAGGGATTTCCTCTTCATAGAGAGGAATATCACCTCCAGCTTCTTGCTGTTCTCCACAAGGGAGGTGACATCAGTCTTCTCTTCCAATAGTTTCAAAATGTAATACATGTCCATGGAATAGCCATTCTCATGGAGTGCAACAAACTCTTCAATCGTTGGATGGTTCATCAACATCGTCTTTTCCAAGTGTCCTTACAATCAAACTCTGTTCATCTGCAATAACACCGTCAATAGCAAGGATGAGCTCCTTGAGCTCTCCCTTGAACTCCTTAAACACATGGTCTCTCCTGGTGTTCCAATCCTTCACATCTGCACTCTCGCTCATGTAGCCAATGGCTTCTTCAATTGTTCTCATGTCTACCTGTTATTTTAGAATTCAATTCAAACGGAGGAGGATATATCCTCAATCCAAACTGTAAGTTAAACCAATCAAGCATACTCTGTGCCTTCTTTTTGTTGCACTTGTACACTTTCTTCACAAGGGGAACAGCGTAAGCCATGAATTCATCAAACTGCTCCATCGTCATTGTAAAATTGTAATACCATTGCTGGTCATTCTCTGCATCCTCCCAGGTTTTTCCCACCATCTCTAGCTGATACCTCACTAGGTGTTCAGCTATGTTCTCCCTTGTTATTTTCTTTCCATCCATATCTCCATGTTGTGTGGTGCTGTCTGATTGTCTCCAAAATACGGTCTTAGAAGATAGCCTACAGATTGTAGTTTGACGGTGATAATAGCACCACCTATCTTCTTCTTGTCAAAAACTACACGCAGTCTGAAATACCATCCAAAGTTCACAGCATACTCTTTCTCTATTTCATAATACACTGGGCTGTTGATGGGGACATCACACAAGAATTCACTGAACCTTTCTCCGTCTTTATACCAATACGCATATATCTCCATTGTGTCATTCTTGGAAGGATTGTACACCCATCCAAACCTCACGGAATTACGATGGTGATGGGGGAAATACCCTATTCCAAACAGCTTATTGATGTCTGACTGGTCACTGCCTATCTCATATCTGCAGGAGTTTTTGAAAACAACAGTGTATGCAAGATTCCTTCCTCCAAACAACAGCCTCGGAAGCCTAAATGGACTGTGTGTTCCTTTTTTAATCACCATAGTGAAGTTTGATTTGGGTTTACAATGATGGCTTTTCCTTTTCCACCTGTCTCTATCTTCCTTATTATCCTCTCACATTTCTCAATGTAATAGGCATAATCAATGTTGTCAAGGGGATGGTCTTTGGTGAGATGGTTGCACACCGTACACACCCATTCCCCTGCCTCCACTTGACTAATAGGAGCAGCATTCGTCGTGCATTCAGGATTCTTCACCTTAAGGAGCTTCTCTCCCTTCTTGCTGACATAATACCTAATGAGCTTCTTGTAGACATTCGTCTTTCCTGTCTGCCTCTCTATGCCTTCATAATGGAAATCCTTGCTGGCTTTCTGCCTTATTGCAAAATCAAATACATTAGTATGAGCCCTAATAGTGTGCTCAACAGGTATGCCATCAATGTAGAATTTCTCCAAAGCCAGTGGGACAATCCTTGCAGACTTGTTCTTATGAAGCTCAAAGTCTGTGACGAAATCACCTTTCTTCTTAACTTCTCCATTTGTCTTTATTGCAATATAGTCATTAACAGTGGAGAATATAATCTTCTGGTAATCAGCTCTTTCTAGCTCATATCCTGTCAATTTACACCACCAATCATTAATGTCAGCCATCTTTTGAACATCAGACTTCTTAACAAGGATGGTGACACCATCGGTGTTTGCACTAATCACCCTTATCCCGTTAAGCTCATATTTCTCAACGAGCATCATGAGAGAAAGCTCTCCTGTGATGGTGGTGAACATTGTCAGCTGCTTGTCATACAGCCAACTGGTGACATCAGAACTTTTGCCATAGACGGAATTAACAGCAAGCTTCAGAGCATCTACAATACCCTTTATCCTGTTGTCCTTCTTTGCTAAAGGCTTGAGTTCCAACCTCTTCTTGAACATCTCCTCATATCCCGCAAGAAACTCCTTTCCCAAATGGAAGGGATATTTCTTGTTGTTGATGATGATGGCTGGATAGTACGAGCTAACATCCCAATCTACAATAAGGTGTTCATCATCAGCCTCAAATACCTCAGGCTTGTTTTCCGTATGAAGCCCACCCTTCATGAATGAATAGGTGTTTCCATGGAAATGAAGCTCATGTTTGAAATCGTCATTCATCCCCAAGCTTTGTTTCATAATGCTCACAAGGAACTTCTTAAGCTCTGGTGTTTCAAACTTGACATATTTGGCTATGCACTGATGGATGGGAATGGTCTTTCTGAACATTCCCTTCCTAGGGAGGGAGTTGTATTCTATGCCCTTTTCCTGGCAATAATACTTCTTCACCATTTCATCTCCTATCTTGCTGTTGGAATAGTTTATGCAAGGAATGTCGAATTCCTGCTCTATATCCATTCTCAACTGCAACTGGTTGTTTCCCTTGTACAGAGGATGGGATGTATCTCCTGTGGTGATTTTGTAGAACTCATAGGTGGCCATTACATCGTTCCTGCAATAGTCCTTTGTCAGTTGAATGTCTTCCAAAGTGAGATGTTCCTTTGAATGGTGAATAGGCATCTCCTCTATGTTCTCCATGTCCATCTCAAACTCCAACCTCTTGAGGCTCACCATTCGATTTTTATTGTCGAAATGGTTCACCTTAAACAGGTCTATCTGCTTGAGTGTCAGCTCTTTCTCTGAATATTCAGGGAACACATCAAAATTAGCATCATGAATGACATCCTGTGCCTTCTGTGCTATCCTGTTGGCTATCTCCAATCCAGGGAGCTCATGCCATTGTTCATGATTTCTCAACACCCATTCCACCACTTGGCTGTCAAACCTCAGATTGTTGTATCCCACCCAATAATGTTCGGAATACCTCTCTGTAAACCTGATGAATGAATCCAACTGGTTTTCCCATTTGTTTACAGAAAACTCGTAATATTCACCATCTGAAGGAACACAGACACCCACAAGAAAGCATTCCTTCATGGTTTCTATGTCCCAAATCACTACATCATCCAATTTCATATTTCAAATTTCCGTAATGTGTTTTGAATATTTCAGCTAGTCTTTCATGATTGAAGTCATCGTTGACGGTGATGATGATTTTAGTGGGTGGCACCTCTTCTGCGATAGTCTTGTCTAAATACTTGCAAGTGTTCTGATACACCGATGTGGTGTCATCATAACCCAGTTCCATATCATTCTTTATACGCTCTACAGCATACATAACAGAGGTGTGGTTCATGGTTTTGTTCTTTCCATTGCCATTGGGCATGAAAAACGAACCTATTTTCCCATATGAAAGCCCCCATCTCTCTCTCAGGATGTACATTACAATGTGCTTTGCAAGAAGAACATCCTTTTTCCTGTTTTTCCCACGTATCACATCATCCACTCTCACCTTCAGCTCCCTACACGCAATTCTAAGCAATATACGCTGTCTTTGCGTCATTTCTTGGACAACATCATTATTTTGTTTTCCTGTTGATTTCTTCGACATCTCCTTTGTATTTGTTCAATAAAGCTAGCAATGTCTCAAGTTCCTTGCTTCTGAGAACACCTTCAATCTTGTAATCTCTCCAATATTCCAAATACAGCTCTCTTGGAATGGCATTCCACATATGCGTAAATACATTGTAATGAAAAACATAGTCATGCAAATATGCATTCTGAATGTCTACAGGTTTATTTTCCATAATGATTATTTTTCATATGTCTTTTGATAATATTCTCCTGCTGTCTCCTTGTCCTTAAATCCATATGCACTTTCCTGGCCTGCGGAATGTGCTTCCTTTATTTGCTCCTTCTCCATTTGCTTGGCTTGTCGAAATAGTTCATTTCTTCTTTCATCGAATACAAAAATATGTGTATCGTTAAAATCTGCTTCAATTAACAAACTACGATACTTTTCTTCTAACCATTCAACTGCTGTTTGTTTCTTATTCTGTTCCATATGTTTGTTTGTAGAATTTCTCATCAGCGTTCTCATCCCAACTTTCCTTCACATCATGATGTCTGTCATCCCATCCATGATTGTAGGCATGTCTCACCATGTGTTCTTGGATTTGTAGAGCTTGCTCTATTTCTGCTTTATAGAAAATATTAAATTCTTTATCATGGTGCTTGGTTATTTTTTCTACAAGCCATTCAACAGCTCCTTGAGGAGGAGCATCTGTTGTGTCTATTTTATTTTGTGTCATAGTTTTTCTATTTCTTGTTTGACTTCTTCCCAATATTTTTTAGCCTCTTTTCTTTTTTCTGCTTCCTTATGATATTGGAAAGAATCTCCTGCGCCTTCCCAATCTACACCGTTTGGATACCTTGGCTCTGACTTTATTATTTCACTTACAGCTCTGATTGCACACTCCTTGGCATATTTGTTCTTTGGTACAGGATATAATTCCATGAGTTCAAGACTACCATTGAACTCTTCTCCCATTGACATTTTTTCAACTAGCTGTTTTGCTTTCTCCTTGGATGTCATTATTTTTCTTTATTTAGTTCATTAATTAAAGCATCTGCCATATTAACTGCACCCTTGGCAATGTCGAACATATTGTCAACCCCAAATAAACGATGCGAATTTGAGTTTGATACTATAGCCTGCATTGCCATTGCTGCAAAGTATTCTCGCTTTGTAAGTCCTTCTTGAGCATCATCAGGTCTACCAAAGTTATCGTGGTGGAATGATGCTCTTGCGAATGCTGGTTCGTTTGCTTGTGTTTTCATTTTATTGTTCTAGTTTACATTTTTCACAATACAAATCCTGTGTATGTCCTTCGGAGATGATGGCAGAGCATTTGTGACACAATGTAGCACCTATTCTACCATTGAACTTGTGAATGGGGTTTTCACGGTTTTTCACCACAGCTTCAATCCTATCTCGGATGACATCCCAGTTTAGTCCATAGCAGGCATCGTGGTAATGTTCAATATCCTCTATGATGGAAGATACTTCTCTATCATTCAACACCACATTCATTTGTTCTGCCTCCTGCTCAACATCCATTCTATGCCAGAGGACACGTATATATCCCCTATCCATAAGCTCTTCTATCAATGCTTCTGAATTTATGTTCTTCAAGTTCATGATTGTTTGTTTTTTTCAATAATCACTCCATTGGGATACTCTACGTCCGATGGTTTAAAATGCGTAAACAAGGGGCTAGTTGCGTTATAAAAATCGGTCCAACTTTCTTCAGTAGGAAGTATCGTTGCTGAAGATAGAATTTGTTCATATAGTTCTCTTCTTTCATCCATTCTATCACTCACATAAACACCATCCCAATGAGGTGCTGGTTGTTTCAAATTTTCTATAATAGCTTCAATCTCTTTCTTCGCCTCTTCTGTTAAGTAGATGCCTTTCATGATTGTCTGTTTTTAA